ACACTTGTACACATGATCATCGGCATTCGTGGTGTAGAATCTGGTGTCCGCTGACATGTCTTTGTCACTGGTGTACATGTCGAATGTGGCACCAGAAGACCATCTATTCTTGGGAATCATCAAACAGGCGTCGGCAGAAGTGACTTTCTTTGCTCCGATCATTCTTCTATATGCGTCGTTGAACGATTCTTTGTCGTCTTGATATGTGGGGGTAGAGCTTCCCCATTCGTCTGGTCTTCCTACGAAAAAGAGAACACTGTTCTCAGAACTTGGACTCAAGTCCTCTATCAGATTCTTTAGGAAATATTGTTTCAGTGAAGTGTTGAAAGGCAAATCAATCTCCAAACCTGCTACAGTAATTGACCGAACGGCGATTCAAGGTCGAAGAATGCGTGTTTTACTTGAATTGCACCCAACTCATTTTCTGCAGTGATAGAACCATATTCGTTGTCGGTACTATTTATGTATGCTGTTATACCACTACTGATGCCTTCCAAGAATCCAGCGGATCCACCAATGACATCGGTGAGAGTATCCACGAAAGAACCAGAATAAACCGCCACATCGACATAGTTTTTCTGTTGGATTACATTTTTGGCGGAGATCTTGCCGACAGCCTGCTGAGTGTTCGGTGACACCTGTCTAACGATCTCCCCAACCACAAATCCTGGATCTGGGTCGCCTTTAGCAGTGGTTCTGTTATTGCTGACTTCTAGGCGATAAACTGGGTGCTCTGCTATGTATGGCATAGACCGTATGTCTCTAGAATTCAAATGTGGGTAGATTACCCACCAATCCCCACCTGTGGTCCCTGAAGACAGACCACCATCGGCTACTGTCCATTGGGATCCCTGAACTGCGTTCAGAGTACCTCCTGGTCCTTCTGATGCACCACATATTCCAATGCTTTCCTGCACGTGGGTGACACCGCCTAACGGACCCGAACTGCCCAGAATGAACAGAGGTGAAGCAGGAGCGACGTCATCTTCTTCGTTGTAGTATGTGTTACCCTTCGCCAGTTGCCACAGGTATCCACCTGGATAAAGGTCCAAACCGCCAGAGCCACCTTCTCCATTAGCCCTGAGATTTCTGATGGTAAAACACCTATATGGTGTATAATGACCAATGATAGGTACTTCCGAGAAGTTTGTCAGTTTTGAAGAGTCCGCAGATATGCTGATTGATTCTTCAAGTAGAAACTCTCCGAATTGTTTGAATCCAGCGGGATGGACCATCTTCTTGAGAGATTCTTTATATTCATCTATATTTTTGGTAGACCTGACCACATACGAAAAGCTCTGGTAATAATTGTTATCCTGGATCTTGTGGGTGCTGCTGAGGATTCCATCCCCGCCTTCCCAAAAACCGAAAGTATCTCTGGTGCTCTCGCCACCAGATACTCCGATTTCCCCTCCAGTGCCAGTTCCATCATTCAAGATGGTCGCAGATAGTGCGTCTGCTTCTCTATAAAATGCACCAGAATCAGAGACCTGCACGCCTCTGATATCTCCAGAAGGACCTACCGAGCTGACATAAACTTTGGCACCTACACCATAAGAGGAACCAGATATTTCTATCTCATTGCCCACTTCATAACCACGACCACCAGAAGAGATTCCGATGTTCCCGATGACTGGAATGACAGTTTCTGCCGCAGTCGTCCCGTCTTCAAACGTTAGAATCAGATCTCTTTCGGCATCAAAATCACCAAAAACACCGCTCACTTCCAACTCCAAAATCTCGGTGCCATACCTCAACTGCACCTCTGATTTCTCCACAAATGCATATGCCTGAACGGTGTTCAGTATTGGTCCGTTTTGATACACCCTCCTGCCCACCAGATCAGGGACAGAGCTGATGGGGATAGTCCTGGAAGTTTTGATGACTGCTGGTTGTTTCCAGACACCAGAAGACAACTTCAAGATGTCGTTGCTTGGGTAGTAGAGCAAAGGATCTTCTCCAAACAAGAGTCTGAAGAAGGTCTTTAGAGATTTTTCTGTACCTTTTGCTTTATAGAGATCGATGATCCTCTTAACCATCTTTCTCTTGTCGGTGTTCTCTGATGCAAGTAATTCTGGAATACCATTCGCGAACTCACTGGTGAACCTGTTCAGCAAGTATTCTGAGGTTAGATCGACATCTCTGTACTTTATCAGTTGGTTTGATTCATACTTGGGGTTAGTCTCAAACTCCATCCACTCATAATACTGCTTCAAGAACTCAACAAATTGACCGTGCTCTGCTGCTACGAAGCCTGGAACCTGCTCCAAAACGAGGTTAGACACCCCATTCTCGAGGTCTAGAGAAACCCCGTCCAGCACCACGATGTCTGCAATTTCTTGGGGTAGAAGTAGAGGTATCAGCATTTATCAGTATCCAGATGAGGGGTCAGACCCAACCATATCTTTGCGGGATCATCGAAATGGTGACTGCTTCAGAATCTTCTGGGTCGATGACCAAGATGCTGTTCTGCGTGCTGTCTATGTCTTGCTCAGAAGGAGTCGCTCTGACTCTTATCTCGAAGAAATCAGTTCCACCAAGAATTCTTAGGCTGTCTACAGTCACCACACCGTTTGCGTAATCCACAGACCCAACGTTGGTATTCAGAATCAGTTTATCATTGTCTACGACTTCCACCAACCTCATTGCACCGCTCCCATCGTCTTCCACATAGACATTCTTGATTTGTCCAGTGCCATAGGCGATGTTGAATCTGCTACTGGTGACTACACTAGGGGTGTGCCCATCGTGTGGATGATAGATTGGGTTATAAAAGTTGAGTTTGAAAGACTGGATTTCGTTGTTGTTTGGGTTGTACCTCTTCTCCATGATGATATCGGTCTCATTGCTCAAGATGGAGATATCAACGTCGTCGATCTCTTTCAAGAACTTGGAGTATCTCAAGCCTCTCTTGAACTTCTCAAGGTACGTGTCCGTATAGTCTCTGATTCTGTTGCTCACCAAATTGGCGAGAGAGGAAGCACTCAAGGAAGAGAGATCTGGATCATAATTCACCGATGAGTTGATTCTGAGGTACAGATAATCTGGATCGACGATCTGAGTCCTGATGCCCACGATGTTCTTTCTCTCGATCAGACTCCTAGCGATGGACCTCTTTCTTGATTCTGGGATGATCAAACCAGACTGTGGTTTGAATGAGATGTAGACCGCACCAAAATCTGGTGGATCGTTGTCTTCTCCTCCCCAGACAGCGACACTTTCTACATCTGGATAGTCTTCAATCAAGGCTGATTGGTAGTCTCTAACCGTGACTGCTCTGTTCTGTGCTTGATAACCTAAAGGTGCTCTGAATCTGATCGATTCCTTCGACTCTCTTTCTGCACCACCAGATGCTGGACTTGTCACGACCACAGTGTTACCACTGCCGTAAGAGAAAGACCTACTCGTCTCTGTGTCGGAAAAACCGATCCCGTTCACCACAGCACCATCTGATACGATGTAGTTGATGACCACGAGGTTGCCGTTCTCAAGTGCCTTTCCAATCACACCATCTCCAAAGTAGACCTCGTATCGGTCGAGATCAACCTCTTGGAGGAAGTACGCCTTAGAATCACTTTCAATGTCATTGAAGTTTGGTGCGTAAGTCCAAAGATCAGTGTATCCAGTAGAATCTGTCACACTATTCTGGACTCTCACCTTCAGGGTAGAGGTATCCACGTTACTGTCTGGAATGATAAACTTCTTGTCTGGATCGTTCGAATCGAAGATGAATGATGAAGACTTCACCTTGCCTTGCTGCAGAACCACATCTGAGAAGTGATACCCGTTGGCGGCAGCGAGATCAATCTTCACAGGGTCCTTGACGACGAAGGTGTATGAAATCCCGTCCTTGACAGAGGTGAGAACTTCACCTCTTGGTAGGAAATAGTCTTCCGTGTATCCTGCGGTGCTGCCCAGAGTAATATTCACCGTTGCTTCTGCTGATCTCACCGATGTGGGGGTGTATCCAAGACTTTTTGCGATCGATACGATGTTCGCTCTATCAACTGCGCTATCGAGGAACATCTCGTTCGCGATCATGTTGTTGTAGAATGCTTCGTAGTGCGTGTTGTATGCCAACACATCCAGGAGGATGTTGATTCCAGCACCTTCAAAATTGTAGTCTACAAAAGCAGTCTGACCTCTGAGATAGTCCTTCAGACTTTCCTTGATCGAATCAAAATCGAGATTATTGATGGTCAGATTGGTTTTGTTGCTCGTTGACATTATCTGAGCCTTTCTAGTGTGAGGTTAACAACCACTGGATCTGGAATGTTTTTCACTCTGAAGTAGATTCCTACATCAAAAGCATTCCCATCATAGTCTGCAACCACCTGCACTTCAAAAAGATCGATCCTGGGTTCAAACTGCTTGAGAGCAGAAATGATGTTCTGCCTGAGGTGCATCGCCGTGACTGGAGACAGGGGTTCGAACAGCATCTGCCTGATACCGCATTGGATGTCTGGATTGAATGGCTTTTCGTATTGTGCAAGAAGCACGAGATTCCTTACTGATCTCTTCACTGCTTCGACACCTTCCTTAATGGTGACGTCGCCAGTGACTGGGTGTGCGATGAAATCAAGATCTAGATCTCTCCACTTGCTGGTATCAGGCATGGGTAGATCCTCCTTGTATCAACTGCCCTTCGATGAATCTTGAATATCTGCGGATCTCTTTGATCACGACTTCTTCCGAAATCTTTTCTGCACTGTCCCAAGAACACCATTCTGACAGAAGTGCACCCACTGTCAAAGCACCTCTGGCATCTTTCAAAGGAACCATAGACCAAAAGATGGTATGATTCGCTTCCAGGTGTCTCTTGAGATGGCAGTCTGGCAGTTCAGACGTCATTTGTGGGGCTGGGTTATCATGGGAAAGGTGCTCTAGCATTTCCACAAAAGTACTGGCCTGCACGTTCTGTCTGCTGTTCATCGACTCGGAAGTTCCCACTACACAAGACTCATGTGTGAGAGAGAATCTCTTGATCGATGATCCATCGAGGAAGTTTCCCCCGTTATGAAACTGAAGAACCACCGCTCTGTCTGCATCAGTCTTCACCCTGGACTCAGTGAGAAATTCATGAATCCTGGAGTGCATCTTGCGGTATTTTGGATCGCATGGAGCGAGATGATTCTTCTTTGCTTTTCTTTCCTTGAAATAACCAGAAATTGTTGGAACGGAAATCATGATGCCAGCGAGCACCACCACCGCAACCATCCCCACCTCAATCCACGAACCTAAGATATCGATGTCCCAAAGACGATTGTCAATGTCTGTGTTTGCTAGTATCATTCATATTTTCTCCCATGTCCCCTATTTATATGATCTCGACATCAGCCAGCTTATTCGCCAGTTCTTCTGTCTCTATTTCTTTCAGGAGCCTTCCCCCGAAATACTCGTCCTTGTTCATCGACAACACCATGTTGCCTCTGGAATATTTCTCCAAATACTCAACGGAATCACTGAGTGCTTTGTTGTCTCTGTTTACAACTGCTCTTTGCCAGAATTCATATCCCTCTGCCAGCGACTCAAGGCCGCTGACGTCAGATGCTGTCAACTCCACCCTCGAAGGATCAAAGTCATAAGAACCATCATCTCTCGGGGTGAATCCCAAGAACAGACCATTGATCGACAGTCCGTTCCTTCCAGCAAACGAAATGATGTCGTTCACCAGATTTTGACCAGAACTCAAGATGGCTGAGAAGTGGATTGAATAATTGTCTACCACTGGGTCGTCTTCTGCTCTCATGGCGTCTTTGGCAGAGTTGTATGCTGATGCAATTCCCTGTAACGCGTTGAATCCGTACAACTCTCCATCTGGTTCATCATAAAACTGACCACCAGAAGCACCACTGATTCTCGCTGTGTGTGGTCTAAACAAATCGGACAGCTGAGACGCGATAAACTGTACATCTTCGATCAGACTATCAAGTTGTTCATAAAGAGGAAAGTAATTTGGGACTGGAGGAATTCCTCCGTTGTCGCTGTTGAGATACCCAAGCCTCCCCGCCAAAACTCCCAGAGCACCGATTGCATTTTCTATCGGACCTTCGACTGGATTCTCAAAAAGAGACTCCCCATCCAAGGCGAGTTGAATGACTTCTTTTTCCGCGTCGGTAAAAGGAGGTCCAGGAATTGGCACTCCTGCAGTGGTTCCATCAGGATTGGTGATAATAGTAGGAAATGTGGTTAGTGGGTAAGTCATTCCTATCCGATCAAAACGTTAAGCGAACCAAGGGAAATGTGACCACATGTTGCTGGATCTCCTTGCCGAACCACTGGAATTCCACCAGCGATGACAGTTCTCGGACCCCCAATAAGCATCGATGCTGCTGCGTGTTGATTTTCACCATGCCCAACAACTGCGTCCCCCAGGACACTAATGGGCATGTTATTAACGAGAACAGAAGGCTCACCTCCGACGATGAGACCCCCTGCTGTATCTAGTAATGCTCTAGTAGCTCCCAATGCCATCAGAAAACGTCTCCAAATTCAGGTACCGTTCCAGACACGACTGCTTCCGTGAAAGAGTTCAAAAAGACACCAAGCCCAGCACTGGTAAAGAAATAGTTGAATGTATTGTTATCGCCCGTTGCA